GTCCTCCACGCCCTTCCGCCGCCGGTTCAGACGCTGATCGGCGTCCTGGTCGTCTGCTGGGCAGCCGCGCTGGTGTCCAGCCTCGTGCGCGTGCTGGTCGGCCGATGAAAGGAGGTGGTCGGCATACAGCCAGAGGTCAACATCCCTGGAAGGCCACGAATCCGAAAGCGCCCCGTCGCAGACCACCGCGGCGGGGCGTTTCCGTTTACGCACCCTTAACCTTCGTCGGCTATGCTATCCTGGCAACCGCAGGAGTGCGCCATGCCGCAGCCCTTAGCCGTCACCGCCGAGGATGTCGCCGGCACGCTGGCCGCGCTCCTCCAGCAGTTCGACGTCGCCAGCCAAGTTGGCATCTCGCTGCTTCTGGCGAAGACGGTACTGCGCCAGATCCCCGCTACCTTGCGGGCCGAAACGGCGAAGGACTTCGCCACGCAGGTGCAGAAGCTCTACGATGCCTGACGGGGAAAGAGAGGGCCGGCTGCGCCACCAGCGCGCCGGCCCGAGTTCAGGGAGGTGTGGGCCGATGCAGTCGGCCACCAAAAGCCATGTGCGCAGATACGAAAGCGCCCGTCAAGCCGGAATCGTTATGGCATTTCGCCAGCGTGCGACTCGGCCCAGAGCCGGGCGGCCAGACCGACGGCGTCCACGTTGTAGAACGCCCAGAACCCGCTCTCTTTCCCCACCAAGTGAAGCTCGGCATGGTGCTCCCAGCACACCGGGATTACGTGCCTGTCAGCCGCCTTCAGGCCACGCGCCTTCGGGTCCGGCCCGAAGGTGAGATGGTGCGCGTGTACGTGCCGCCCACGGCATCCTGGCACGGCGCAAGGTTGCCGCCGGACGTAGGCAAGGTGCTTGGCATCCCGGACGCGGCGGTGCTTCGGGATGAGGAATCCGGCCTCTCCGTCGTCAGAAACCCGGGGTGATTTCAACTTTCGCCTCGCTGTGAATTGCCGCCGTGAAGTAGCCCAGCGACCGTGGAACGCGATAGCCGGGACGCCCGGCGATCTGCCGAATCACGCGGAGGATCTCGCTTTCGGGATAGCCTTCCCTGAGCCAGCCCACCAGCGGCTGCCAGGTCGCGAGCGTGGCAACGGTGCGGATTCCGGCGGCTTCGCAGCAGTCCTCGAACAGGCTGTCAACGTAGAAACCGCGACAGGTTGGCCGGCCGTCCACCATCTTCAGGTCGGCCACCCCGGTCCCCATCGGGTCGGCCTCGCGCGCGCCTGCGGGGTTCGTACCAGAAGAAGCTGGCTTAGCTTCTTTCTTTCTTTCTGACTCTGCTTCTGCTTCTGACGCGCGCGCGCGAGGGTTACCGTCGGACGGCGTCAAGGTTGCTGTCGGATGCTGATCCGATACCAAGGCTAGCGTTCCTGTCGGATCAGCATCCGACACGAGGGGCAGCCTTGGTGTCGGATTGCCATCCGACCAGTTCTTCCTGGCTCGCTTGTGGTTGCAAGCCGAACAAGCGGCGACGAGGTTGCCTTCCTCGTTCGTGCCGCCATCACGAATCGGGATCACGTGATCGACATGGAAGAAGTCGGCGCCAGCCCGTTCACGCTGGAGCGCCACTCGGCACCAATGGCACTGGCCGCCGTCTCGGCCGAAAATCCGATCGGTTTTCCCCGGTGCGTCTGACCGCTTGAATGGTCGCGCGCGTTCCTTTTTTGGCACGGTTCCGCGAGCCAAATCCGGGTTGCCGCCGAGCGCGCCCCACACCGCATGCTGGCCGTTCAGCCACTCGTCGTTATCCTTCACCAGTCTGCGGCTGAAGATGGAGCCGCCCTCCGTCCGGCTGAAGACTTGGCGCTGCTCCAACTCCGCAAGAAGGCGCCTCACGTCCTTCTCCGGCTTGCCTGCCAGGCAGGCTAGTTCCTCGGCCGTCATCGCCCGGCCCGAGATGGTCAAGTGGCCATAGGGTTCGCCGCGCTGCATGGCGCACAGCATCCGCATCCACAGCCCTTGGGCCGCCAGACTTGCCAGCCGCAAGGGGATGTCGGCCTCGTAGTCCTGCCACCAGAATTTCGACCAGCGGTGCTCTGTCATGGCGCTGTCTCGCTGAAGCTTGCCGTGTCGCGGTCGAAGCGCAGAAACACTGTGGCCGGCTCGCCGTCACGCACCTTCTCGCAGAGCAGCTCCGCTTTTCCGGCTGCTGCGCGCCGCTTAGCATCGAGATTTGTGCGCCTGTTGGCGTAGTGCTCCTGGCTCTCATTCTCGCTTTTTGGCGGGTCCTCGCGCGGGATGTATTGCTCCTCGCGATACAGAAGCGATACCGTGTCGGCGTTCTGCTCGATTGTACCGGACTGCCTGAGATCCGCGATCGCTGGCCTGTGGTCCTCGCGCCCCTCGGTAGCCCTGGAGAGCTGCGCCAGAAGCAGTACGGGGCACCCGAACTGCTTGGCGACGCCGAGCATGACGTCAGCGACCTCGCTCACCATTGCCGTGGGCCCGTGGCGCGCTGCGCTTTCCTCAGCCCTGACGAGGTGCAGGTGGTCGACCACGATGAGGCCCAGCGATTGCTGCCGGGCTTCAATGCGGCACTTCGTGGTGATCTCCGCAGCAGACAGGCGCCCGCCGTCGTGGATGGCCAGCGGTAGGCCGCCGAGTTCCTTCCTGGCGGTGATGAGCTGCTCCGCGTGCTCCTGGTGCCTCCCGAGCCGCATCTTCCAGATCGGCACGCCGGATGCCGCCGAGAGCACCCGGCGGCCAAGGGCCTTGGCGGACATCTCCAAGCTGAATTCCACCACGCGGTGCCCGGCGCGGGCCGCATTCACTGCCCATTGCTGGCCGAGGCTGGACTTTCCCGAACCGGGCCGTCCGGCGAGGATGTTCAGCGTCCCAGCCTCCAAGCCGCCAAGAACGCGATCCACGCTCGCCATGCCCGTGGAGAGGCCAGCTACGCCCCCGGTCGCCGCCACCCTGTCCGCGGCGGCCAGCGCGCCGTCCATGGCCTCATCCAGCGTTGCCGCAGGACGATGGACAGAACCGCCTGCCAAGAGCTTTTCGATTGTTCCGAGCGCCTCGGCCATCATCGCTGCAGAATCAGCGCCGTCGCCAAACGCGCGCTCCACGAGTGCTGTACCGGCTTCGATGAGCTGCCGCCGCACCCAGGCGTCGCGGACAGCCTCGGCGTAGGGCCTGGCATGCAGGTGCGACACCATCGAGACCACGAGCTGCGACAGGTAATCCATACCGCCGACCTGGTCGAGTACCCCAGCATTTTCGAAGTCGCCGCGCAGCGTGATAACGTCGGCCACCTGGCCAGCCGCCAGCCGCTTGCTGGCCGCCTCGAATATCCTCGCATTCACCGGATCGAAGAAATGCCGCGGCTCCAATAGTCCGTCCACGGCGGCGAAAGCCTTGGCGCTCGACAGGATGGCGCCAAGGAGCGCCTGCTCGGCCAGGACGTTGCTCGGCTGCTGGCGCAGGCTGGCGCCAAAAAGCGGATTTGTCCCCCCGTCGCCTCGCGGCATCGCGCCCTCAGGCGTCCCGGGAGAGCTGCGATAGCTGGCTGACTACGCTTTCGGTGGCGGCTTCCTCCTCGGCGATGGCCATGATACTGGGGCCAGAAGCGAGCCACACGCGCCAGCACGCGACGAACTCAGTTCGTGCGGCGCACATACGACCATAAGCCCACGCATCGCCGGCTTCGGCTGGGTCATGCGTTTTCATGCCGGAAACTCCCTCACCATTAGGTCGGGCGGTATCGGCGCCACTTTGTCCAACTGCTTCGCGAAAAAGGCCACGCCAGCCGCCGCACATTGGTCGCGGAGTGAGCGCAGCCAATCTGGATTGACCGGGCGCCGCCGAGGTCCGCTCTCGCCGCCAGCGATCACCCAGTCGAGAGCGTGCGCGCCGATCCGCGTCCAGTCTGGCATGTGCGCCGTGACTTCGCCGCTCGCGAACGCTGCTGATGGCGACGCCGTTAGCCAAAGCGGGTCGAGAACGACCGGCCCAAGCAATGGTTCTGCGCTGATAAAACGAAGCGCCGCCAGTGTCGCCAGCAGATCGGGGATGCGCTCGTCCGCTCGCTGCTGATCCTCGACGCTGACGCCGAGCCAGACGTTCGGCAGCGGCCAGCATCCGTCGATGGCGTCGATTGATTTTTGCCATTCTGGATCGCGCGAGCTCCAGTCCCCGCGCGGTCGCAGCAGGGCGTGCACAGCGCTCCGGATATGATGATGGCGCGCAGCCCCGCTAGGCCATGACGCGAACCACCGTTGCATCCGCGCCGACCGCTTCGTCAGCACCTGGAACGTGTGGTGCGGCGCCAATGCCATGACGGCGAACACCTTGTCGATGTGTTCGTCCGGCACGTCCTCGTGGAACAGGTCGGACATGCTGTCCACGAAAATGCGGCGCGGCCGCTTCCAGCGCAGTGGTATCGCCAGTGTCTCGTCACTGCACGGCCGCACGACGCCGCTCCAGACCGCGCCGGCCTTTGATGGCTGCGTGAGTCCAGCGTAACGCTTCTGGCCCATCGCCTGTAGCCTCGCCGCCATCCGCATAGCATAGCAGTTCGAGCAGCCCGGCGAAACGAGCGAGCAACCATGCGTTACCTGCCACGTCGCATCGGTCCATTCGATGCCGGTCCCATCCGCCATCAGCTTCGCAGTCCCCTCTGTATCGGCCCGCAGGCGATGGCAAACGGCTTCCTTCCTTCTGCCTTGCGACGGTAGTTCACCTTGGTCACATTGCCGTCGAAAGTGAGGCCCCGATCACGGCACCACTTCGCGATCTCGGCCCAGCCGGCGATGCGGTGGCTGCTCGCGGAAGCAGGATTTTCCGGTGATGGCGCGGCGCGGTCGAAGTTCAGGGCCACGGAACGACCTCGTACGGCTGCGGTGGCCTGCCAACTCCAGAGCGATGGCGCCGATCGCGACGCAGATAGCCGGCCGCGGCGAGTTGGCTAAGCCTTGCCCCGACGGTTTTCGGCGCCATGCCAGTCGCCTCCGCGATGGCTGGCGCCGTCGTGGCCGCGCCGCTGGCGACGGCGTCGAATACCGCGCGGTGGGCTTTGCTCATGGTCATGGGGCGGCGCATCGGTGAAGGCTGCCACGGCCTCAGCCGCGCGTCAACGGGTGGCAGTGCTCGCACCAGGCCCGCGTCGCCTGCCCGCGTAGCGTCACACGCTTGGCGCGGGTGCGGATGTCCACCACGTTCGCGGCCACGCTCTGCTCCGTGCCGGGCCGAAGCGCGAAAATGTCCGTGGAGCCGCAGACGAAGCACCGCAACTCCGCGCCAAGCGTAATCCAGAGGCCGCCGTGAATGCCCGGCGCGCGGTCGGCTGGGAGGTCGGCTTCGGCGACTTGGCGGCCAATGGCGGCGCGGACGATCAGGGCGGCAGCTCCTCGACGAGTACGATCGTGGCCGGAGCGTTGGTCCGCTTGTCTTGCTTGGCGATGAGTTCACACCGCTCGGGCGTGTCGTCAACGATGATACCGAGGCCCATCGGATGCCGCTTGCTTGGGGCACACAGGCTGTCAACCAGAAGCTTGCAGGAGCCAGCGAGATTGTCGTGGTCGAGCAGCTTCGTCCCGTGCCGCGTCACGGTCACACGGCAGCGCTCGAACATCGGCCGCGGGAAATGCGCCGGGCCGCCGAGCTGGGCCATAATCTCCCAAGCCAGTTTGTCACGCTGCCGCCCGCGCTTCGCCCAATGCGTCCGGAGAGTCTGGTTGAGCGATGGCAGCGCGAACGGCAGCGTGAAGGCCACAACCCTCAAGCGGGCCTCGGCTCAGGCCAGCGCAGCCGGCGGCAGACCTTCGAGCAGGGGCACCTCGGCGCTGCGCTCGATGGCCCCGACGACATCGTTCAGGATGTCCACCATCATGCTCTCGACGCGCTGCAGCTTCACGCCCAGCGTCAGCTTGCCGTCCTGTAGGCGATAGCGGAACCGGACCGGCACTTTGTAGATGGGCACGCCGAGGAACGGCGCGATGCCCAGCTCGAAGGTTTCCGGGATGGCGAACTGCCCGGCGCTGACCTTGGCCTCGATGCTCTCCATGTTCTGGAACTGAATCTGGCCGGATGGCAGCCGTATGCCGGAGCGGAAGTTCACGGTCCTTGTGGCATCAAGGTAGGTGGCAATCTCCAGCATCTCGGCGCCGCTCGGCGTGGTGATGTCCTCGGCGTTTTCCTCGATGAACTCGGCGAAATCCGCCTGGGCCAGCATTTTGCCGTTGATGGCTTTCCACTTCGCCCACTGTGGCGTCTCGCGGAACTCGATTTGCACACGGAAGTCGCCCCAGCCAGGGCCCTCGATGCCGTGGCCGTTCAGGACGGCGACGATGGACGGACTTCCTGGGTCACGGTCAACATAGATCGTCGCGTCGCCGACATCGCCGTTCGCGTCCAATACCTGGCTGAAACTGGCCGCGTCGAAGACGGTGACGCTCCCGCGCTTGCGGGCCGGCGTCTCGGCCGCCTTCTCCGTCTCCACGGCTTCGATTCTGCTTGCATACGCGGCGATGCCCGGCACGAGCCACCACTGTTTGCTGCCGACGGTGGCAATGAGTTGGGCCTTCGCGCCCTGTCGGGCCGCAGTGATAACGGCCTGAGTGTCACTGGTTGGGGTGTCCGCCATTGTCTGCTCCTTGCGCCGCCACGGAGGCGGCCGGTTTGGTTGCTATTGTGAGGCGCCGCGAGGTCAGGCCAGCGCCTTGTGGACGCCAGCCGGGATCTCCCGCAGTTCGAGTGTCATCTGCTTCGGGTCCTCGCGGATGAGGTTGTTCTCGGGCGTCGGGAACCACAGGCTCGCCGAGCGCGTCTGCGGCGGCCCCTTGACCACGATGCGGTCCGTAACCTCCAGCGCATCGCTCTTTCCGGCCGGGGCGACCTTGATGGTAAAGACGAGCGTGCCGGCCTTGCCCTCGCTGGTGACAGCCGCCACCAACTCTTGCAAGGCATCGCTCAGTTCATCGTGGGTATGGCCCCCGCGTTGCTCGCGCAGCCAGTCCATGAAGGGTCTCGAGTTAGCCATGTACGTCTCCTTGTCAGGCGCGGCCTGGATTGGCCAGCGCGTAGCGTCAATCCGGTGCGCAGTCGTTGTCCGTGTCGAGCGCAACCGGAGCGGTGCGGTCATCCACGAATGGCAGCGGAGGCCCAGCAGCCCGCCCTTTCCGGCGTTGCTCGCCTAGCGCCTCCAACGCGATATCAATGCCTTGCAGCTTGGCGTCCAGGGCAGCTTCCTCGCGATCAAGTTCAGCCTTGCGCATCTGCACGGCAGCCACGGCGTCGAGGAGCTTGGCGCGCTCGGCCAGAATGTGGCCGCGGCGCGTGATGCGTTTCGCCATCAGGCCGCGTCCTTCCGCCGCTGGTACGTCACCACGCGGTCCAGCCCGAGGGTGTCGTATATCTTCCACCCTGGTTCGACGCGGCCAGCGAGCACCTCGCACACATAGGTCAGGGAAACCCGGTGGGCGCGGCACCAGGCCCGCATCGAGCCAGCGGCCTCGCACTCCCTGCGCAGCAGGGCACGAACACGGTCAACTTTCATGCGCGAACGATAGCCTATTGACGAACAGCGCACAAGAGGGATATACGAAGATTGTTCGCGCCAAAGCGCGCACCGAGCCGGACGGCTTCCGGCGACAACAAGGAGCATAGGTCCCGATGGCATCCGCCACGTCCTTGGTCGCGCGCTTCGGCATCCTCGCGGTTGCCCTCGCGGTCTGCGTCCTCAAGGTGTTCTACTTCTTCACGCTCGATCTCACGGAGACGGGCGCGGCTGCGGTCTACGACTCGCTGATGCAGATCGGCTACACCGTCCTGGCGTCCTGGACGGTGCTCTACTGCGGCGTCAGCACCAGCACGGGCTGGGAAGCCTTCGCCGCGAAGAACACGTTCCTCCGGCTCACGATGGGCGCCTATGTCGTCGCCATGGCAATCGGCGCCGCCTACGGCCTGTTTCAGGACGGCCTCGCGCAAGGGCATGTCACCGGCACGGCCGCCTACTACGGCATCATCCAAATCGTCGGCGAGGTCGCCGTGCTCCTGTATATGGGCAAGGATCTCTGGACCCTCGTCACCGGGACGGCCGAAAAGGTGTCCACGCAGGCGTCGAGCGCGCTCGACCGCGCGCTGCGCTGACACGTTTGGCCGCGGCTTGAACGCCTGGACCTAACCAACTGAACCGAAGGGAAGCACCGATGGGCGATCAAGTGACGAGCTTGGACGCTGTCCTGCCAGCATCGGACGACATCGACGATCTGCGCTCGGCTGTGGAGAGCGCGTTGAGTGAATCCGGGAGCGCCGATGAGATCGACGCGTTCCTGCGCGACCTGCACGACGCGGGCTACATGATCGTCGTGAAGCCTGACGAAGAAACGCGCACCACGACGCGCCGCAAGCGCTGATGCTGACCGTGTCGGGCCGAGCGGCGATTATCGGCCCGCTTCATTCGTTCGTACCTTTAGGAGTTCCTCGATGGGCGTGAGACAGTGGGCCGAGGGCCAGTTCTTCCGCCTGATGCGGGTCAGCGGCTGGCTTGCGCTGGCGGCCATCGTTCTAACGAGCACGCTCGCTGTCCCATTTGGCGAGAGCCTCCGCATGACGTTCGTCAACGACCTGCTCATCGCGGCCATCGTGGTCGTGGCGAGGCTGGAAGGGCGGTGGTGGAGATGAGCATCCTTTTCTTCGACACTGAGACAACAGGGCTGCCGGACTTCAGAGGGCGTTCGAACGACCCAAAGCAGCCACACATCGTCCAGTTAGCAATGCTCTTGCAAAACGACGGCGGCACAGAAGTTCTCGCTAGCAGCTTGCTCGTCAGGCCGAACGGCTGGATAATTCCCACGGAAGCGGCGGCTATTCACGGCATCACGCAAGAACGAGCGCTTGATGAAGGACAGGATGAGAGCGTCGTCGTGCGCCACTTCATCCTGCACCAGGGACTCGCCGACCTTCGCGTGGCCCACAACGAGTCGTTCGACCGCCGTATCCTCCGCATAGCCATGACGCGTGCTGGATTTGCCCGCGATTTCATCGAGGCCATCGAAGGACGCGCGAGTCTCGACACCTGTGCGTTGGCAAAAGCCATCGTCAACCTACCGCCCACCGAGAAGATGCTGGCGGCCGGGTTCGCAGGGCCGAAGTCGCCAAAGCTGGAGGAGTGCGTCAAGTACTTCTTCGGCGACGAGATGGCGGGTGCGCACGATGCCCTCGTAGACGTCCGAGCGTGCGCAAGGGTCTATCACGCCATCATGGCGCGGGGAGCGGCAGCATGACGGAGGCCATCAAACAGCGGACGCCGGAGTGGCACGCCGATCCGCTCATCGTCATTGACGGGCTTGAGCCGTCCGACGACAGTCTCGACACGCCAGAGGAAGCACCGCTGTGAGCGCTGCCAAGGCGCCAAGCGCCTGGACCGTCGGCCAGGTCCTCGCCATCGCCAAGGCCACGGCCGAGCGGCTTGCTAGCGCCGGCGAGGCCGTCGAAACCGATGAGTCCGCGTTGTTCGCCGCGCTGCGGGAGGACGGGGCAGATGTCGAAAGCATTATTCGGCGCCTAGCGCGGGCCGTCGTCGAGTCTGAAAGTCTCTCGGAAGCAGCGGCGCGGCGGAAGTCTGCCATCGCTGACCGCGAAAAGCGCTACAGCAAGCGCGCCGACGAGTACCGCGCGTCTCTGTTCGCCGTTATGCAGGCCCTCGAACGCGCCACTTTCGCCGACGCCGAGTTCACCATCACGCTGTCGCGCAACCTAGGGGGCACAGTCATCATCACCGACGAGAAAAAACTGCCCGACGGCTATGTGCGGACGAAACGCGAGCCGGACAAGAAGAAAATCGGCGACGACCTCAAGCAGGGCGTTGTCATCCCCGGCGCCGAACTCTCGCAGGGCGGCGAGCCGACACTCACGATAAGGACGAGGTAATAAACGATGAGCGTGACAGTCGCGAAGCCGCAAGCCGCTCCGCCGGCGTTCCTTGTCCCTCGCGACATGGAGCAGGCCATGCGGCTCGCCGAGCTGATGTCCAAGGCGCGCCTCGTTCCCGAGCACCTCCAAGGCAAACCGGGCGACTGCCTCCTGATTATTGAGCAGGCCGGGCGCTGGAGCATGTCTCCGTACGCCGTGGCCCAATGCTCAAGCCTCGTTCACGGGCGCTTGTGCTACGAAGGTAAGCTCGTGGCCGCCGCTGTGGAGAGCCTGGGCGCTATCGACGGCCATTTCGACTACACCTTCACCGGGAGCGGGGATGCCCTCGAGGTCACGGTCAGTGCCGTCCGCAGCGGCGAGAAGGTGCCGAAGACAATCACGCTGAAATGGAAGGACGCCTACACCGTCGACAAGGAGGGCCGCGTCCAGAAGCACTGGAGCAAGCAAGCCGAACAGCAGCTTTGCTACGCGGGAACGCGCATCTGGGCGCGGCGGTGGACGCCGGCCGTCATCCTTGGCGTCTACGTCCGCGAGGAGTTCGAAAGTGGCGGCCTTCCAGACGGGAAGGTGATTGACGCCGTCGCCGAACCTGCGGGAGGCGACCCCAGGGAGGCCGTGAACGCGACGGTGCCGCTGAAGGATACGCCAGCGCCCGAAACGACAGAGGAGAAGCCGCGCCAGACATTCACCGAGTGGAAGGCTGGCATCGCGGAACTCTTGGGCCAGGCGCAGAGCATCGCCGGCGTCGAGGCCATCGTCAAGCGCGAGGACGTGCAGAAGATACTCTTCGAGGGCAGGCCAAAACAGCAGGAAGCCCTGACGGAAATGCTGGAAGAAGCGAAGGACCGTGTGGCGCTGCGCGGAAAGCCACAGCAGAGCGACGAGGCGCCGGACACCATGCCGGACGCGGATAGCCAGCAAGCCGACAAGCTTGTCAAAGTGCTACAGGCGTTCGATTCGGCGAAGTTGCTGCGGGAATACGCAGGCAGCGACGCAATTCGCAAAGTGTTGAAGAAGTGGGACGACGGGCCGCCAGCGCACCAGGCGCTCAAGGCGAAGGTCGTAGAGGCCGGAGAGGCGCGGCTGGCAGAGCTGGAAAGGAATGCATCATGAACGAAACCGGACTGACGCCGGCGGCCATCACAGCCGCGATGAAGGGCGACTTGGCGAATTTCCTGGTCGCCGCGACACCGGGCGGCATTGAACGCCAAGAGGCCGCTGGCCAGCAGGCGCTGGTGAAGTCCACGAACATGCCGAAGGAGATGCGCCCGCATCCGGCGGCGTATGAGAAGGTCGGCTTCAAGTTCGGCGATGCAGTAGATGACGTCTTCATTGCCGCCGAGTTGCCACCAGGCTGGACGCGCAGGGCGACGGACCATTCGATGTGGTCGGAGATCCTCGACGGACGGGGCCGTGTGCGGGTGTCGGTGTTCTACAAGGCGGCCTTCTACGACAGGAAGGCCCATGCTGACATGGATTGCCGTTTCACTGTCTGCTCCGATTTCGACAGCGACGGGAACCTAGCTGCGGAGCTCGTGAAGGATGCGGGCACGGAGGTCGCAAGGTTCGGCGTCGACGTCCCGCGCGACCAACATGGCGACAGCGCTGCATATCAAGCCGTTCGAGCGGCACAGAAAGAAGCCGATGCGCTCGCCGAAGCATGGCTCGCCGAGCGCTATCCGAACCATGCCGACCCGACCGCCTATTGGGACGAGCCGTGAGCGGCAAAACGGAATATGACTTCGAAGCGGCTTGGCAGCGCGACGAGCGCGTTACAGCCGCCGCTCAGGCCGGGAACGACGCCCGTCGCGGAGAGCCGCGTCCCGGCGCCGATGGCCTCGCGGAGTGCAATGCCGCCGTGATGCGGGCCTTCGCCGAAGAAGCGGAGCGACTTGGTGAGCCGGCCCTGGCTGCCTTCTGGCGCGGCCTGATTGCCGCTACGCGGGCGGCGTCCAAGTCGGAATCTGCTCCGGCGTAATCGTCCCCGAGAACACTGCGGCTTCGACTGCTCGGCGGATTTCCAAGCCGCGGAGGCGCTTGCCACCGGCATAGACCCAGCTCGCGAACTCGGCGGCGGCCTTGTCCATCAGGCCAGCACGGGCATAACGGAGCAGCGAGGAGCCGCGGAGGTTTCCCACCCCTTCATTCCAGCCGAAGCTGTAGCAGGAACCCCGCTGCCGGTCGAGGATAGGTGCGTCGCCGAGGATGGTGTCCGTCTCCCGCGCGAACTCGGCCAGCCTCGCTTCCAGCATAGCCTCGGCTTGGTCCAGTGTGATGGGCGGCGTGTGCGCCGTCACCAGGGCGCCCCCTGGCAGGAAATTGCAGCCATAGCCGATTTGCCAGCGCGTACCCGTGTCGGGCAGCGGCGTCAGGCAAAGATCCTCGAAGCGCTTAATAAGCGCCACCGCGATAGCCGCCGCGGCAGGATGGGCAAACAGACTACCTGCAGCGGCAGGCGCCGTCGGCTCGAGCTGGAGTCCAGGGCTACCGCTCATCGCTCCCTCCGCGTTCGGAATCCGGCGCCGCTCCCAAGCCCGCCGAGCGGCGATAGCATCGTGAAGCAGCAGTTACAGAGCCGGGACGACCACCTGCGTCCCAGCCGGCGGCGCAGGGACGGCGGTCAGGCCGTTGCACACGCCGTTCACGTCCTGAACGATGAGGCCGACCACGGGAGCTGCAGCGGCCGCCGCAGGATCTACGGCGGCGACGCCAGCAGTGCCAATCGTGGCCACGGTGCCGATCACCGGCTGGTCCGTGGTGCAGAACTTCACCGCCGCGGCTTGGGTGCTGGCGAGCTGCGCGGCCGAGCAGGCGGCGAGCGACGCGCCACAGCCGAGCAAAAGGGCGAGCACGGCTGCCTTGACGCCAGGAGGAATGAGTGGCGCAGACGGAACGCCTGGCGGCTGAGTCGAGCCACTTCCCCAGTTTGCCGCCAGGATATCGAGCGCCTTGTAGATGATCGGCCAAAGCCCGGTAGCCCCTGCGGCGGGCGCAGGAACGAAGTTCCACAGGTGCGAGAAGGCGTAGCCAACCACGCCGATGATGACGGTGGCCGTCGCAGTCCAAGGGTGGCCCTGCACCAAGCCGACAAGAATCGCAGAGATGTCCATGAAGCCCTCCGTGTCAGCCTATTGTATCAGCCTTGGCCCGAGTCGCCACCACGGCGTGGGGCGGCGCTGCCGAGACCATCAGGAGCCGACGGCAGGCAGACGTACTTTGCGTCGAGCCGCTTCATCACCTCGCAGAAGGCCGCCATCGTTTGCTGCTGGTCCTGGTGGCGCTCAGTCCTGGCTTGGGCGACGGCGCCCTCGACGGCATCAAGCCGTTGGGTGACCGTGGCCCACGCGATGCCGGCGGTGAATACGACCGCAGCCAGCGTGCCGAGCGTGCCTACGCTGCCCCAGGAGAAACCCTGGAAGACGCGGAGGCCGTCGGCGGTATTGCGGTCCATCAGGCTGGCTTGGCCGCGATCAGCGCCTTGAGGGCCACGATGTCGGCCTCTGTCAGCGTCGCGCTGCCGAGCGTCAGCTTCGGCGGCTCCGGCGCGGGCTTTGGCTTCGCGGCCTGCTCGGCGCGGTATCTCGCCACGGCAGCCTGCTTCGCCGCTGCGGTCGCGATGGCAGGCGTCACCCGATCGTCAGGCAAAACGTCGCCGGCCTTCGCGGTCGCATGCTCGATCAGCGTGGCCTTCGGATGCCTTGGCCCCATACCGGCAGCGATCTGCGTTTGGCCAAGCGAAACCGTAGCAAGCACGAGGCCCTTGGCCACTGGCACAGGGAAACCGCCGCCGGCCAAACGACCAGTAAAGGCTTCGGACACTACCAGCACATGCGCTGTTTCCTGGTCTGGAGGACTATAGTTTCCTTGTGCATCGAACATCTGTTGTCACCCCTGCGAGACGAAAAGTGTATATGGCGCGGTCGCAAGCTGCCATGGCGCACCGAGGACACCAGGATCGGAGGTAGGCCACTTGCCAATGATAACGCCGTTAGTAGCGCCCGTGCCCGGAGTGAAGGTAATATTTCCTCCCAGATTTCCAGCGCCACCCTGAAAGGAAACGGAGCCGCCCTTGCTTCCGGTAACAGATGGTGCAGAGCCACCCGAAGCAGCAAAATCACCACCGTAGCCATATCCGGTTCCGTTGATATATGAGGTCGTTAGGGCAAACTGAGGGCCGATGGCTACATTCACCCCATATGTTGCGCTACCACTTCTTATATTGACCGCACCACTGTTCCCGAAGCCAGTTATATCGGTAACGACAACGTCGCCTGTATAAACGTAAAGATCGCCAGTTTTTGACCCACCAGAAGTCCCGGGATTTGTAACGGCGTCAGTTGAAGCATAAAAGGGGCCGCTGTAAGAGAGTGGGTCGCCACTGCTTCCGCCCGTTTTCAACAAGATAGCAGCGCCGGCATTAGTTCCCGTCGCCGCCGCCTGCACGATCGTTCCAGTGTTGCCGATCGTGCCGTCGGTGAGATAGAGGCCGAGACCGGCGGTCACGCCGCCGCCGCCGCCCGAAATTGATACGCCGGCCTTGCCGCCGCCAAGATTCGAGACGGCGGCGCCGGAGGTGAAGTCAATCGTCGAGGTATTGGTGACCGTAGTCGTGCCGTCCATCACGGCGAGCGAGGTCGGAACCGGCGGCACCGTCGTGCGGAAGTTCACGCCAAGGTTAGTCGGGTCGATCACGGGCACCTGAAGAGTGCCGCTGTTCGTGATCGACGGCATCTGCGAGATTTTAAGGTTCCCGGCCATACTCAAGCTTCCAATGCGATTTTGCCGTAGCCGGATTCGAGCAGGACGGCGCCAGTGCCGCTCTCAAGCTCGACCACACCGTGGCTCGTGACCGTCACGCAGATGTCCGTCAGGCGCCCAGCCAGCGTGCCCTGGTAGTCTCCGTTCAGGAAGCCGAGGACGCCGATGTCCGCCACCGGGATGATTTCCGCAGTCATGTCAGCCACATATCAGCCGGGCCGATTCGCGCCACAGTGAAATCTCCGTTAATACAGGCTGTAGACGCTGGATGGCGTGGCCGAGCCAGCGGACCAGGAGATGACGCCGAACGGGTAGATGTTGTCGCCCAGCGCCGGGTTGACGACGATCTGGCTGCCGTCAGTCAGCGTGAGGTTCACGGTGCCGGTTGACGCCGTCAGGCTTATCATCACCGCCTGCGTGGCGGTCACGGTGGTGCTGGCGGTGATAGCCGTGGCCCCCCGGGCGTGGCCGAGCGGCGACCATTGGCACTCCTTGCTCGGGTCGAAAAAGGTGGGAAAAGTGGGGGTTGCGGGCATCGGGTTACTCCTTCAGCGCCGTTGCAGGACGTTCGGCGGCAGGCCGCCGAGGAAGTTCGTGTCCGTGAGGTTTGCGTACGCAGCCGTCGCGTAGGGACTGCCGGGAGGGCCGCCAGAAACGAACGCAACCCCGCTGATGCCGTCGAAAGGCTCCATCAGAAGTCGGCGCCGACGCAGTAGATGTTCACGACGAGGCCGGCCCCGAGCGAGACTGTACTGGCGATGGACGCCTGCACTGTGTCACCGCTGATGGCCACGAGATAGAAGTTGCCGTCATTGTCGAGCGGCAGCCCGGGCCAGTTGACGGCGCTCATCACGTTGACGGGCGCGACGCCCACGGCAAAGCCCGCGCTGGCCGCCAGGGTCACCGCGGCGGCTTGGTACCTGACGCCTCCATTCACGATGGCTACCGAGACCGTCGCCGCCAAGGTGTTGCTATTCGTGGCGAACATACCGAAGACCTTCGAGGCCGCGCCGGCCGTCGTCTCGCCGGTGTAAAGCGTATAGAACTGCCCAGCGGTCGAGGCGGTCGACATCTGGAGCACGCCTCGGTTCGGAGTCTGCGGGGTGACGATGCTGTTCGGGGTGACGGCCATGGGGGATTTTTCCTTGCGTCAGCGGGTCAGCAGACCCGGCGGGATGATGCCGTAAGGCGGGGTGGCAACGCTGGAGGCGGCGGTTAGCTTGAGCGGATTGGTGGCGAGCGCATAAAGGGCCGAGCCGAAGTAGACGCTCCACACGGCGGCCCAAAGTATCGGGCGCCTTGCTGTCTCCGTGGGGTGTGACAGCTCCACAAAATTCAGCCCGGACCAGGAAGCGATGGAGCTTCCGTTCGAGCCGCCCTGATTGTTGTCGAAGATATTCTCAAGGTCTGCCGTTCCAGGCGTATAGGTGACGAGGCAGCTATGGCCGCCCTTATTCACGCCCTCGATGTTGTAGGTGCTGCTGCTCGGGATCGTGCTGCCGTTGCCGCCGGCGACGCATTGGCCATTACCGGATGCCGACCGAACCGCCAGGCAACCCGTTGTATCCGTCGGGGAGGCTGGCGTTCCGCTGTTGACGTGGGCGAACCGCGCGGTGCTTCCGGTCCAGGTTATGCCCGGCAGATTATAGACGCCGGCCGCAACCGTGAGCCCGGCAGCCGGCTGGTAGCGGCCAGCGGCTGGCAGCGTGTAGGCATATCCCACGGCATTTGCCAGGGCCGTGCCAGGAGGGCCGCCAAACATGCCGCCGACGCCGAGTGGCGTCGGCACGGGAGTGTATGCGCCGCTCACGATGAGCGGCTGACCGCCGACAAGATCGAAGAAACCACTCGGCGTCGGAACAGCGAAGAACACGAGGTTCGCCGCGAGCGGATGCCCCCTGTTGATTCGGGATCCATTGGTGCGGAAGCCGAAACTGTTCCTACGCGGGAAAGGTTCGTCGAACATCACCAGGCCTGCGTAAAAAGGGTGATGCCGGGGTCCGTTGGCGAGCTGGCGAGGCCGTTCGTTGAGCCGGCCGAGCCGACCGCGACGGCAAGTGCATAGGCCGCGTTACCCTGCTTGAGCAGAACGCCTTCCCCCTGAGTGGCCAGCGGCCCGTAGTCTAAGCTGAGAGCCGCAAGGGCGGAGCCGAGGAGGGTTTCTGCGGGCGTCAGGCCACCGCCCATGACCGAGCGCTGCTGACTGCCAGCCAAGGCAACGGCGAGCGAGTTCTGCGCTGACAGCCAGCCCACGGCGAGATCGAGGTTGAAGACCATCAGATCGTCACCGCATAGAAGTCGGCCATATCGGTCATCGCGGTCTGAAGGTCGGCCGGCGCGATTGTCGTCCCGCAGAGCGCCTCGACGATGTCAGCAGCGAAGGGGTAATTCGGTGCCGCGCCGCCGCCATTGGCGATGTCGCCCATCCCGATGTAGCAGGCCGCGCCGAAATCCCCCGTGCTGGCAACTGCGGCCCCAGCGACGCCGTTTACCCAGGTCTGCTGCGTCGAGCCATCGAAGACAGAGGCCACGATCATGACGCTGGTTGTCACCGATATCGCGCTCAGCGTCGTGCTGTCGCGGTAGCCCTCGAGTGCGCTCCCCGGCGCGCCCTGCCACCCCATCACAATCGCCGACGTCGTGGTGTTAGAATCGTGCCCAGGGAAGCCATCAACGGTGGCGTACAGCGACGCCAGGCGGCCGGTCGTCGAGCCGGACCCGGCTTGCGCGCGGACGGCAGCCACGAACCAGAACTGCGGCGTGCCCACCGGAATCGCCATCGGGATGCCGGAAGACGTCGACGCCATGGAAATCGAGGGGGCATTGCTCGTCGAGTAGGTGGCGCTATAGCCGACGCTGATTGCGGGGTAGCCGTTGATGGGCTGGTTGAAGGCGCCCCCGCCGGCAATTCGGGGGTAGCCCGCATTGCCGCCCTTCTGCGGCTTCATCACGTTGCCGAACGTGCCGTTGGTGGAGGAAATCTGCCCGGATTGGTCGTACCAGAGGGTGATGTCGGCCGACGTGTAGCTGGTCACGTAGGCCTGGAACTCGGCGCCCGCCGTTATGCTCAGCGTGCACTGGCTCGTGGAGGGAAAATTCATGGCGTTCGTGATCTGCCCTGCCGGGGCCGCGGCCTCGAAGAAATATCCGGTGTAGGCATTGCGGAGCCTGCGGGCCATCGACCAGGCACCGAGCACCACGGTTCCCCCGACCAGCTTGTCAATGAGACAGCCGCCGCCGTCGCTCGACGTCGCGAAGCAGGCAGAGGAGGAACCGCCGGCGCGCGGCAGCATCGGCATGATGGCGTCCGCATCCGCGCCGAAGGCCGCGGCGGCCGCAGCGCCGAACAGCAGGGGACGGCGGAAGACGTGGCTCACGAGAAGTTCAACGTCGGCACGCAGACCATCGACTGCGTCGAGGAGGCGACGCAGAAGAGGGCGTCCGAAGCCGAGAGAGATTGAGTCAACGGCGGCGGCGAGGCGTTGCTGTATGGGGAGGGGAACAGGTACATGTTCCCGTAGGCGGAAACGCTCTGCGCCGCGCCGCTCGTCGGTTGAAGGAAGACGAAGATGAACGACGCGCCGGCGGCCGGCGGCGGTACGCAGTTGGCGAAAGTATAGGGGCCATCCCCGGAGACGAGCTGCATGATCAGCACATTGCCGCCCGTCGAGGAATTGCAGGCCGGCGTGATCGTCGAAACCGTGGTTGACGGCGAGACCAAGCCCTGGTTGAGGTTGACGCGCGCGCTGTTGGACGTTGAGGCGTCCGTGCCGCCGAAGGGCACGGGCACAATCTCAGCGTACGAGGTCGTGCAGGAACTGCCGGGCGTGGTGATAGCGCCCGTCAACTCAGGAAGCGTGGAGCAGGCGAAAGAGACCGTGGAGTTCAGCGAGGTCGCGCAGGAGCCGCTGGCGCTGGTCACGGAGCCGACAAGGGCCGGAAGCTGAGCGCAGGACAGGTTCGGGACGTCGGCGTCAACTAAGGCCCGGAACGTCGGCGTTGCGGACGGGCCGCTGACTGGCCCAGCGAAGACCGTGTTCGCGGCCTCGGGCGCCAGGGTGACATCGAAGGTTCCGCTCGCCGAGGCCGGCGAGCCGGTCACGTCGAAAATGGACGGCATCAGCAGACTGATGGAGACGGAGACCGAGCCGCTGATGTAGCTGCCCAATGCGCCGAGCGAGAAGCTCCGGCTGTGCGGGTTTTCCTGGAGCTGGTAGAGGTAGATGACATCGCCGGGCTGCGGATTGACCGCCGGCGGGCAGTTCACGATGAGGCCGGCAGCGCATTGCGCCTCGGCCGCCGGAGCGCCGAGTAGGAGCATCCCGGCGACGGCGGCGGCGTAGGCCGAGCATGTGGCGAGCGAGCGCATCAGGGGTCAGGTCTCCAGAAGGATGGCACCGCTGCCATCCTCGAGTTCGATGTCGTCAATGCCATCCTCGAGCAGGATGAAGTCGCCTGCCGGGGCTGGCGGGGCTGGCGGGTTGAGGTAGAAGCAGTTGTCGCCGCCGCTGGTGGCGCCATTGGAGAAGCCGTCCAGGAATGGTTCCCACTGGCCGCAGCCGCCTTGGCCCAGCGGGACACGAACCCCGCCGAGGCCCATGTTGTCGTCACTGCGCCAGATGATGGTCGACTCGGATGCGGTGAGCGGGCTGGGGTCCGCAGTCCAAGCGTTCCAACTGGCCAGCCGGCCGGAAGCTCCCTGGCCCGTATCGACGAACCGGGGCGCGTTGGCAGCCGGGGGAAATGCAAGGAAGCTAGCCACATATCAGCTCCAGCGACGACTGAGCGGCCGCGTGGCGCGCGCGCGGCGCCGCCGCCCATCGCTCGCGCTGAAGACAGCCGCATGATTTTGACAAGCCGCGCCTAGCACTGTTGACGGACAGCAGTTTTTCCGTCCCGCAAATGCACCGACACAGCCATTTCCGCTCAAGGCCGACCATCGGGCCAGCGGACAGCACAGTCCAACGGCCAAAAACGTCGCCTGGATTAGTCTTGCAGATGCGTCGGAGCGCTCCGGCATTGGTGCTCGCCTCGGCGCGACTATTGTAGCCGAACGGCTTCCTGTTCGCCTGATAGGCCGAAATCAGCGCGTCCTCGTAGCCAAGCAGGTCTTCGGGACGGCACGCCAAAACTTGGCGGAAGGCGAAGGCGCCCTCGCCATGCTTGTTCCACGCGTTTTGAAGCGACGGACTGCGAGCGCGACGGCCGCGAAGGTCACAGCGGTGGCGCTGCAGCCTGTACCGGACGTGCTTGGAGCTGCCGATATAGCGCCGGCCACTCTCGATGTGGACAATCTCGTAGACGCCAACGTCCAACGGTCTGCCGCCAGTCGCGAGGGAGGAGATGCTCACCATCAGTGGGTCATCACGTTCGCGGTCATGGCGCCGCTGTAGGAAATCACGACGCTCTCGTTCGGGCCGAGGCCGACAGTGAAGGGAGCAGAAGCCGACGTGGCCACGGGCAGCAGGTGCGTGCCATTGTACGTCACTGAATTGATTGAAGTCGTGGCGCTGAGGTAAAGCGTCTGCGGCGACGGTCCCGCGGTGTAAGTCCACGGCGAGGCCGAAGCGGACAGCGTCGATGAGCCAACGGGGTTGTAGCCGTTGTTGTCGAGCACGCGGATGGCGGTGGCCGTGGCGGAAACCGAGATCGTCGAGGAACCGAAACCCCCGGCGAAGCTGTTGCCTTGGATGATGCCGCCCGTTGCCGAAGGCCCGATGGTGATGCCCGTCGTCGTCGGCGTCGCCGAGCGCAGCGTGTTGGCAGCAAGGTTGAAGTACTCCGTGCTGTCCACGTTGAGGCCGGCATCGGCCGCCGTTCCGATGCCCTGCCAGGCGTTTCCGGTCACGGTCATCGCGGTGACCCAGATACCTCCGGTATCGCTCGGCACGCTGAGGCCGGTCTGGGTGTCCTGCATCTCGTTGCCGTCGATGAGGATTTGCGCCAGGGTTCCGGTGCTGCTGCGCTGGATTTCGACGGCGGGGCCAAGGCTAACCTGCGAAATCGAATTGTCCCCGATGAGGACGCCGCCAGCCGCCTGGGAAGTCGAAGTGTACATGTAGAGGATGCCACCGGCCGCGCACTCCGTGATGGTATTGCCCACGGCCCGGAAGCCGCCAGCACCGGCCCATCTCACGCCCACGGCGGTCGTGGATGACGTGGAACCGTAAATTTCATTGTTGGCGAGGTCCACGTCGACGGAGGAGGCAAGCTCGGCCCCGGTGGTCGAGAAGCCGACAATGAAGCAGCCGTCCATCACAAAGGCGCCGCTGTTCTGAACCAGGATGCCGGCGTTGGAGTAGACGATGGCCGTGTCGCGGACCCGGCTGGCGACGTTGTTCGTCGAGTTCACGTTGATGGTCATGGCGTAAACGCCAGGGGACTGGGCTGCGGGCGGGTAGTAGAGCTGGAGATCCTCGGTGGTGATGGGAGCCGTGGTGTTGAAGGCAAAGCAGGTCGTGGCCGAGGACGGCGAGATGACGGACTGGCCGAGTCCGTCGCCGAAAATCTTCATCCCAGTCGTGATGCTGATTTGCGCCGTGATGCGATAGACATCCGTCGGCACGTACATCGCATTCGGCGCAGCCGCGTTGGCACATGCCTGAATTGCCACCGTGTCGTCAGTCACGCCGTTCCCGGTCGCCCCGAACCATTTCACCGAGAACGGATTTCCGCCCGTCTCTCGGTACCAGTTGCGGCTCAGGCCGTCAGCGATGATAGACCCGCCGTTCGGCGAGGCCGTGCTGGATGGGAACGGAGCGAACATCCCCTCCCCGCCGTCCGTTGCGTTGTAGTAGCCGAGGAGCCAGAGCGGCATCGTCGCTGGCCCGGTGTAAGCGGCGAGTGCCGCAACATTGGCGATCTGGCCGACGCTATATTCCCCGAACCCGACATTGTTGAGGACGTAGACGGCGGTTGCGGTGGCCGACACGGAGACGGCCGGAGGGACGAATGAGCCGGCGAAGTTGTTCCCCTGGATATTGACGCCCACGCACGACGGGCCGATGACAATCCCGGCCGTGGTCGGCGTCGCCGAGCGCAGCGTGTTGCCGAGAATGTTAACGTATTCGGCAGTGTCAATCTCGAAGCCGTAGTCGGCTGGAGTGCCGGGACCCTGCCAGGTATTGCCGGTCACGGCCATGGCATTGACCCAGATGCCGCCGGTATCGCTCGGCACGCTCAGGCCGCCCTGGCAGTCCTGAAGCACGTTCCCGGAGATGACGATTTGGGCTACCGTCCCGGTGCTGCTGCGGACGAGCCTGATAGCCGGGCCGCTATCCGCCGAGAAGATCTCATTGTCGGCGATAACGACGCCGCCGTTCGCCGGGGTGCCGATGTAGTTGTAGAGAATGCCGCCGGACGCCGCTTCCGTGATGGTATTGCCCACGACGCGAAGGGCGCCAGCAGCAGTCAGATTCAGCCCCGTCGCTGCCGCTCCAGCGCCGTAAAGCTCGCAGTTCGTGATATTCACGTCGATGGAGGACGAAATCACCGCGCAGGTGGTCGAGCACCCCACGATGAAGCAACCGTCCATCACGAAGGCGCCGGAGTTCTGCACCAGAATGCCGGCGTTGGCGTAGATGATGGCGGTGTCCCGAACCCGGCTGGCCACATTGTCCGAGGAGGACACATCGAACGTCATGGCATAGACGCCGGAGGACTGGGCCGCAGGCGCGTAGTAAAGCTGCAGGTCCTCGACGGTGACAGGCGCGGTCGTATTGAACGCCAGGGCGGTGGTGGCGGAGGACGGCGAGAATACGGATTCCCCGAGACCTGCACCGAAAATCTTGATCCCAGTCGTGATGCTGATTTGCTTCGAGATGGCGTACACGTCCGACGGCACGTACATCGGGTTCGGGGCGGCTGCGTTGGCGCAGGCCTGGATGGCCGCAGTGTCATCAGTCACGCCATCGCCGACGGCACCGAACCATTTCACGGAGAACGGATTTCCGCCGGTCTCGCGGTACCAGTTCCGCGCCAGGCCGTCGGCCAGAATGGTGCCGCCGTTCGGGGAGGCTGTGCTGGAGGGGAACGGCGCGAGCATGCCCTCCCCGCCGTCGGTCGGGTTGTAGTACCCCATCAGCCAGAGAGGCCCCGTCGCTGGCCCCGTATAGGCGCTCAGGGCGGCGACATTCGCGATCTGGCCGACGTAACCGACGCCTGATGCCGAGGGGCTAAGCGAAGCAATCTCCTCCTCCAGCGTGGTGATCTCCGTCTGGAGCTGCTGGAGGCACATCATCTGGTAGTCGAACTCGGTCTCGATGGCCGCGTAGGTCGGCCCCTGGTTCTGCAGGCTTGTGGCCTGGATGAGGGGCAGGATGCGGGCGATGAAGACGAAGGCGCCAGCGGCGAGCGGAGGGCCGGACAGCGGGTAGATGACCGTCCCGCCCGCGGGATTGCCGAGGCCGGTGATGCTGTACTGCGTCGGCGAGAGGTAGACGACCGTGCCGCCAGGGAGCAGGTAGCTCACCACGGCGTCGGAGGCGAACGGGATGAGGAACGGGTAGGCGAAGCTGGTCGTCACGCCGTTGGCCGTCACCGCGATGGCGCTGATGGTCGTCCCGATGGTCATCGGACGTACGCCTTCGGGCCCGACAGGCCGCGCTTGGCGGTCGTCCCGTGGCCAGCGGCGGCGACTCGGCGGGGCACGCGGTTCAGGTGGCGCTGCCGCTTCGGCGCTTGGCGCATGCCGCGGGCTGACGCCACCGGCTGGGCGCGGCCGAGCGCGGCCTCGGCCAGAATGGCCAGGGCGCTGGCAAGATCGGACTGGGAAGCCGGCTGGTCAGCCAACGAGGTCCCCGCGTTGGGGTGGGGCTGGGACCTAGCGCCCGCTCGTTGGCGATGGCGGGAGGATACTACCGGAAAGCTGGGAGTCGTTCAAACCCCTTCTGACGGGGCTTGACGGGAGCGCAAGAACCGGAATAAACCGTCGCTGCACAGCAAGTGCCCAGAAAACTCAGCATGAAAGGTCCCGCAATGGCAAAGCTCCATGAGGTCCTGGCCGTCGAAAGCGGCCTCCAGGCCACGGCGAAGAAGGTCAATGAGGAGACGATTCGCACCTTCGGCAAGAAAGATGAGCACTTCATCGAGACGGTGAAGGCCATCA